TTTGCATAATCTTTCTTATCATAATCTCCAAAGTAAGAATATTCTGTAGATGAATCACCACAACCAATTTCAATTTCAAATTTAACTAAAATCATTTTTCTAACCTCCATTAGTTAGTTATATGCTTGCACCATGCAAGCACCTAGACTAGACCGCAAGCAGTCTAGTTTCGATTGAATCTCACAATCTCATCAGTAGGCTTATCTAGGTATGAAAGGAACAACCTCCAGTTCATAACCTAGGCTTTCGATTACCTCAACGTGATAATCGTTAAAGGTCTTTGATCTCGTCAGCTTTGCTAATTTCTCAGCAGTATCGCAGACAGGATAAAGAAGGTAATTCCCAAAGACATTTTTCCAAACAACTTTGATCTTCATTACGCAACCTCCACCTTAGTGAAATACCATTGATCGGAATCAATAGGCATTTGGATATTATCCATGTAGTCAACAAGATAAGTCTGTCCTTTAATTTTCTTTAAGGACAACATACCTTCAAAGACATCTAGAACCGCATTGATTCTCGCTCTAGTTGTTGGAGTATCCCAACCGCATAAAGTGAATTGAACCAATGTTGAATCCTTTAGGTTTCCTTCAGGTATGATTCTCACAATCTGATTGCCATGCAACCAAACACCTTCACTTGTAACAACAGTATTACCGCCTTTAAAATCCTTAGATTCATAAAGAGCAACCGCACAATTTTTATCTATATTTCTCATAGTTTTCTAACCTCCATAGTTAGTTATTAATTACTGTTTCTGCTTTCGCTTCATCAGGCAAGGTACACACCTTGCGACAGTTGGAGGACTGTCCTCAAAGTTTCAAAATATGTCTCTTTAATCTAACGCTCGAATCAGGTATCTCTCGATAGCTGAACGACATAATCATCCTCTTTGAGTTTCGTGGGTCTTGCTTCTTCAGTTACCTTGCACATAACCTTTACACTCTCCTCACACTAGCCACTTTCTTAGGCGGATTCAGATGCGACCTTCACTATATTTGAACCTTATCGCGTCCTACTTCTAGAACCTTCAATCTCTCTTGAGACTGGCGAAGCTTTTAAAGAGGGTCATCCGTTTGCTCTGTATGGTGACAGTTTAACAGCATTAAGCATCATTGCAACATTATATTAGCTAGCAGAATGAGAGCATACACAAATACTCCTTACTGGTAGATAATAAACTCAGGTAATAGGAGACAAGAACCATGACAGACAAGACAGAGAAACCGAACCTCAAGATCGTGAACAAAGAGACTGATCTAACCATAAAGCAAAGAGCATTTGTAGACGAGATAATAAAGGGGAAGTTGGGAAGCTATAAAGAAGCGTATGCAAAAGTGTATGACGTTACTCTAACCAAGCAAGGCAAGATACCTAAGTGGGTAGAAGTAGAAGCAAGTAAGCTAGTAGCTAACCCTAAGATAGCACTAAGCTTACATAAGGCTATACAAAGGAAAGAGGATAGTTCAGTAGCTTCATCCCTTCGTACAAGGAACTACGTTTTAGAAAGGCTAATGTCGGAGAGCAAAGAAGCAGACAGCGACAGCACAAGAGTCAGGGCATTAGAGTTACTAGGCAAGACAGTATCGCTCTTCAATGACACGATAGAGATAAAGGAAGCAAGGGATAGCGAGACCATAGAAGAAGAGATAGAAGAGAAGATCGTTGCATTGTTAAAGGAAGCAGAAGCAGACCAGTAGGCTCACGCACACACATACGCGCAGATCAGAAGACACCCCTTTTGTTATCAGATCGGAGATTCAGAAGACGACCCCCACCCCCACAGGAGAGAAACAGCTACCTGACTACCATATATACATAGTGATTCACACATTCATAGACTACTTTTTATAGACCCCCCTATGTTATTGCATTTTGCTAGCAAGTTTTCACTAAGTAACCCCCCCTTTCTTAGATAAAGCCACAGGAGTCCCGACCCCCCATATTATTTTTTTCAATTTAAGGTTGATTTTTATGTGAAGGGGGTGCATTATGGTAAAATCTGTAGATATATATACCTAGTATCTACTTACTACCCAGTTTCTACTTAATAAGTGCCTACCCTATTGGGTACTTATTAAGTTTTTAATTTAAGAAGTATCTACTTAGTAGGTATATACTACATATTAAGTATGAATAAGAATGTTCTTAGTAAAGTAAAAAATCTATCTCCTGTACAAAAGCAAGAGTTACTAGTTCTTTTAGAAGAATTAGAGCAAGCGAAGAATAGGGAGAAGTGCCACGATGAGTTTATGACCTTTGTTGGGGAGATGTGGTCAGCTTTTATTCATGGTAAACACCACGAGATAATGGCTGATGCGTTTGAGAGGGTCGCTAAAGGCGAATTAAAGCGTTTAATCATCAATATGCCCCCTAGACACACAAAGAGTGAGTTTGCTTCTTACCTATTACCCGCATGGTTTCTAGGTAGATACCCAGATAAGAAGATAATTCAGACTGCACACACGGCTGAACTAGCGGTTGGCTTTGGTAGGAAGGTTAGAAACCTTGTTAATAGTAAAGATTATAAAGAAGTCTTTCCAGATGTTAGCTTGCAATCTGACAGCAAAGCAGCAGGTAGGTGGAATACAAACAAAGGTGGGGAGTATTTTGCGATAGGGGTAGGCGGTGCGGTAACTGGTAAAGGTGCTGACCTCTTAATCATTGATGACCCCCATTCAGAACAAGAAGGTGCAAGTGCCGATATAAATGTATTCAATAGAACATACGAGTGGTATACATCAGGTCCGAGACAGCGTTTACAACCAAATGGTTCTATCGTTGTGGTAATGACAAGATGGCACAATAAAGATTTAACTGGTCAGGTGGTAGATGCTAGCATAAAACGTGGCGGAGCTGACCAATGGGAAGTAATAGAACTTCCTGCCATTATGCCTTCAGGTAATCCTTTGTGGGCAGAATTCTGGAAAATGGAAGAATTACAGGCTTTGAAAGCCGAGCTGCCTAATAGTAAATGGATGGCTCAGTATCAGCAAGACCCTACTTCAGAAGAAGGGGCGTTGGTAAAAAGAGAATGGTGGAAAATATGGGAAGAAAGAAATCCACCACAATGTGAGTTTGTTATCCAATCTTGGGATACAGCTTTTATGAAGAATCAAAGAGCTGATTATTCTGCTTGCACTACTTGGGGTGTCTTTTATAGAGAAGATGATGACGGAATGCTAGCACCTAACCTTATACTGTTAGATGCTTACAAAGAGCGTTTAGAGTTTCCTGAGCTAAAGAAAATGGCTTTTGAAAAATACAACGCTTATAAACCTGATGCCTTTATTGTGGAAGCAAAAGCAGCAGGTATGCCATTAATCTTTGAATTGAGGGCAATAGGAATTCCAGTACAAGAGTACACTCCTAGCAGAGGAAATGATAAAATATCAAGAGTAAATGCTGTATCTGATCTATTTGCTTCAGGAGTGGTTTGGGCACCTGAAACACGTTGGGCAGAAGAAACAATAGAGGAGTTTGCGGGATTTCCAAATATGGAACATGACGATTTAGTTGATAGCACTACGCAAGCTCTGTTAAGATTCAGACAAGGTGGTTTTATTTCATTGCATTCTGACGAAGAAGATGAGCCTTTGGAACATAACCGAATTGCAAATTATTATTAAGGTATAAAATGAAAACATGGCGATAGAAAGAAAACCAGCTACACCTATAGACGGACTGATAGAGCAAGAACCTGAAGAAGAACTTACGATTGCTATAGAAGACCCCGAATCAGTAGCAATAGAGACTGATGATGGTGGCATGATAATTGACTTTGACCCTAACGCCAGAGAAGTTGGCGATGAGGGTTTTGATTCTAATTTAGCTGAATTCATAGATGACCAGAAATTAAGTGAACTAGGTAACGAATTAATAAGTGCTTATAACGGAGATAAAGAGTCACGCTCAGAATGGGAAGAGACTTACACTAAAGGATTAGATCAGCTAGGATTAAAGATAGAAGAAAGAACACAGCCTTGGTCTGGTGCTTGTGGAGTATTTCACCCAATGCTTTCAGAAGCAGTTATAAGATTTCAGTCGCAATCAATTACTGAAATGTTTCCAGCCCAAGGTCCTGTGAGAACTAAGATTGTTGGCAAGATAACTGATAAAAAAGAAAAACAGGCACAAAGAGTAGAAGACTACTTAAATTATTTACTGACGTATGAAATGTCAGAATACAGAACTGAAACAGAAAAGATGTTGTTTTCATTGCCTTTAGCTGGTTCAGCTTTCCGAAAAGTTTACTTTGACCCCAGTTTAGATAGACCTAGTTCTATATTTGTACCAGCAGAAGATGTAGTAGTTAATTATGGTGCTAGCGATTTAGAAACTTGTGAACGTGCTACTCATGTAATGCGTAAATCTTCTAATACAATTAGAAAGATGCAAGTCAATGGCTTCTATAGAGATGTA